CACCTCAGCAGCACTTACACCTCCTGTTAATGAAGGAGTAGACCCATTAGTAGTAATAGCAGCAAAATCATTACGATTTAAAGTATCAAAGTTGGTGTATCCATCTTTAGCTGTTGCTGTAGTAACACTCCAACCACTTCCCCATTGCGAGGTAGCAGAAGAAGCGGCAAATCCTAACCACAGGTCTTTAGCAAGAACTTGAGTATAATTACCACCTTCACCGCTAATAAAAAAAGATGTATTACCAGAAGACGAGTGTCTACATACTTCAATAGTAGGGGTGTGGTATGGATTAGAACATTCGTATCTGAATCCTACAAATCCACTGTTACTTTCTGCATTCCAATACCCGTAAATTTTAATCTCTCCTCCTTCTCCACTACTGTTATAATCGTCTTGATACACCAAAGTAAACCCACCCATTGAGGTGTTGTCTTGAGGTACAGAAGTATTAACAACAACATAAGTAGGAGCGCCGCTGTCATCTGACCACATTGCATGGTTTTTACGCCATACGTGCATATCCCTATCACTATTGTCTGATTGCATTAACTCATACTCTAAAGCATAAGTGCCAGAGTGATTATGCGCAGCGGCAGCGAAGGCGCTTGTGTTGCTGTATGCCGCAGAACCAAATATTTCGCTAAAGCGTTTTCTACGTTCCGCACCATTATCAAGAAGTATAAGCTCATCAACAGTTGTTGTTATATCAGCAGTCATATCAGTTAGCTCCGATAAGTCTAAACTTATTGTAGCGTCACCGCTTGATGTAGTTCCGTCTAATCCATCACCGACTGTTATGCTTGATATTAATCCACTTAAATCTTGGTCACCAGTGTTTGTACCCGACGATGAGCCAGAGAAGTTTGATGCGGAAATATTTCCATTGGTTTCTAATGTAGTTCCTGAATTAAAATTCGTTGTAGGATTTTTGGTAAAGTAAGTGTCACTTGTGGTTTGAGCGGTATTCCAATCACCTACCCAGTCTATATTATTACTATAAAAACTAGAAGCACCGCTAACCTTAGATACATGAACGGTAGCATAACTCCATGTTGAATCAGTTTCGCCAATTGCTATACATCTTCTTTCGCTAGTACCATCATTTCTTCTACCAAAATAAATTGGTTTATCTAAAGCACCTAAAACTTGTACATTTACATTATGCCACATAGTAGAACTGGTGTTACTATCACCACCAGAGTTCCAATTGTGACCACCAATTATAAGTTTTGTTGCAGCCTCAGCACTATAGTTGTATATGTCTATTTCCATATACATCATATCAAAATTGCCTAATGTACCTGGTAAATCAATTACAACTTGTCCCGTAGTGCTGCCAGTTCCAGACCATTGAGCATTTTTACCTGGATATGCAATTTTAGGGTAATTGTCTTCACCTATTCCTAGATGACCATGTACTACAGTTGTATCTGCTAAACCATTTCCAAGTATCGTGTCATTAGATACAGATAATCCACCGCTAATCTCAACACCTGTGCTTGTAGTGTCAAGTTTTGCACCATTGTTGTAATAAAGAGTTACACCTGCGTTTCCTTCAACTACTATTCCATTTTCGTTTCCCTGAGGTCTTATGTATATGTTATCAGCAGCCTCAAGATATAAATCATGATTAGTCCCTCTTGCTGTAATAAAGAAATCACCAGTAGAAGAACTTGTTGTTTCTATATAACTATTACTACCATTGTGAAATATATTTAAATCATTTCCATCACCAAATTTAGCTATTACACTATCATCATGTCTACTTGGCTTTGTAAACCTTGTTTCGGTAATACTGCCATCTAAGTACATGTAAGTAGTGACCCCACCAGACCCATCATCGGAAGCAAATAAAATATCTTTGTCATCCGAGTAGTTTTCAATTACAAACTGACCTGTATAATTACTTAAATGCGTATTTGTTCCGTTATGGAAACCTTTAAAATCAGAACTTGTGCCAAGCCTTAGTTCTTTGCTATCGTTAAAAATAACATTACCAGTCATTGTTCCACCAGCTAAAGCAAGCTTAGTAGCAATACTATTTGTTACAGTGGTAGAGAAGCTAGCGTCATCTCCTAATGCAGCAGCAAGCTCATTAAGCGTGTTTAATGCTGCGGGTGATGAGTCAATAAGGTTTGTAATCTGTGTGCCTACATACGCCTCTGTAGCAACACCGTTACCGCCAAGGGTCATGGTGGTTGCTGCTGCCGATGAGTCAGATGTAATATTTAAATGTCTTTTAGAAGAGCCTACAGTAGCCATATTATCTTAACTTTTTTCTTGTTACTTTATACTTGATATTAGTGTCTTTTGCAGCATCGTGCATTGAGCCGTAGGATACAGATAAATATCCTTTGTTCCCAACGTAATAAGGAGACCTGTCTGGTCTTCCTGTTGCAGTAAACTTCACCCTTAATTGAGTTCCTTCTGACGTGAAAATATGAGCATTATCCGATGTTCTATCATATGTTTCCCATGAAGTTCCGTTATTGTTTGAAACATAAGCTGTTAGCGTACAGTTTGACGGTACTTTAAAATGTTGGCTGTTGCTAATAAAAACCTTGTCTACGTTAGCGCTGTTTGGTAAAGTGAATGTTCCATGAATTAATTCCCAGTCACCTATTAATTCATTTGGGTTATCGTCTTCGTCCCATATGGTAAAAGAGTGACCATCATTACCGTAGCCCATTTGTATCCAATACTTTGTTCCGTTTGCTGAAGACATTAAAACCATAGGTGTACTGTAATCATCTCTGTAAGACCTTCCTCTACCGCCTGTAGTAGTATCTTCAACAGCATTATCGTGTCTTAGAACAGTTGCTGTTTGCTCATTATCCCAATCTATAAAACCTCTTACAGTTGCCCAACCTCTATCTGCAACAGTAGGACAATGCTCTGGGTATCCAGGAGATTTATCCATTGGTGTACCTGTTGTTTTATGGTACTTATTTCCAAACCTAAAATGAATTGGATATTCTAGATTATTAACCCAGTTACTTGAAAACGAAATTGTTTTTAAAACTGTTGGGGCGCTACCCGTCATGCAAGGCGTTATATCGAGTTTAAGCAATTGATTGCCACTTCCAACACAAACAACGTTAGGTTCATTATGTGGGTCTGGTATAAAAATACCCGCTTCATATGAATCATCACCTCTTCCAGCATCACCAACGTCACACCAAACTAATTCGGGTGTAGATGTTGACGCGTCAAGTACAAGGTTAAAACTACCATTATAAAAAGGCATGTAGAATATTCTATCGTTTACCTCATCGTAATTAATATAATATCTATATCCGTTTCTATCCATTGCGGCAGTACCAGACTTCATGTTACTGCTAGATGTAGCGTCTAGTCTTTCCTCAACTCCAGTATGCACGTTTCTCCTCATTACTTTTTTATAATGATGTGCATCATGGTCTCCAGCATAAAACCATGCTCCAGCTGCGGCAAGACCCCCCGTATACGAAGTTCCGACTCTATTTACATATCCACCACCAGTATCTTGAGAGCCAATAAAAAAGTCTGGGTTGCTGTGAGATGGTCTTGCATCCTTAACAAAGGTAGTCCCACCGTTTACGCAACCACTATAATCAAAAGTTGTGTAGCCTTCAACATTGTAAGTCATTACAACACCCTTCTTATTAATCTTATCTATAGCAACAGATTGAAGGTGGTTATATGTAGATGACGTGTCTCTATACAAAAATTGACTTTCATAATACAGCCTTGTCATAGTACCGTCATTGTTTAGTCTTCGCACTGCAAAGCCATCACCCCAACCTACCGTAAAAAGCAAGTCGCCATCTATTTCATAACCAGTTGTAAAACCAATAACCCTGTCGCCACCATCATAATCGCCACTACCAGACCTAATTTTATAATTAGACATACCTCCTTTATAAACAGGGAGAACTGCAAATTGACCTCTACAATTAGTTATCATACATCCAACTACGGATATATCATTTGCAGATGAAAGTACTTCGGTTTTAAATGCCATTTATTTCGTCTATTTTACTTTGAGCTTCTTGCAAATTTCTTTTTAAAAGCCTCATGTGGGATTCATCGGGAGTACCTATGGCTTCCTCAGCTTCTATGTCTTTAAGTCTTTGGTTCTTTACCCAAGTCCAGTATTGTCTATTGTTACCGCCTCTCATTATACGACTGTTGTTTCAACCCAAAACTTATGGAAGTTATTATTATCGCCACC